ACTCACTCCTCCGCGATCATGGTGATTTCCAGGGCGTACAGGTCCCCGCCGGCCGCGGCCAGCAGGACCGGAGCCATCCGCTGCACGTAGCCGAGCGGCTTCAGAGCGTAGTACAGATCGTCCCAGTGTGCGTCCATCCACACGCTGGCGGCTTCTTCGTCCTGCGGGAGCAGAACGCGCACGCGCCACGTGCCCACGAACGCATCGCCCTGCGCGCGGTCCATGAACGAGAGCAACGGCCACACGTCACCGGGCGCCGGGGTGCCCGGACGGTACGCGAAGCCGCGCACATCCGGTACGTTGCCGAGCGCGGAGGCTACCGCTTGTCGCATCGCCGTGCCGTTCATCCGACGACCAGCTTCCGGTACGGGCCTTCCAGCCGGCGCACCTCGGGATCATTGCCAGGGAGCAGCTGCGAACCACCGTCCGCGTCGCCCTGCATCACAGCCAGCGGCAGAGCGCGCATGGCCAACGCGCGCTGGACCCGGCGGAGCAACGCCTTACGTAACGGCACCGGGTAAACGGCGCGCACCCCGCACTTCGCCTGTTGGTGCTCGAACTCGGCATCCAGCTCATCCCGGAGTTCGGCTTCAGACCACGAGGCAGCCGAGGATTTCAGGTACCGGGCCACATCGTCCACTGTGGGCATGCCGCCCGACGTGGTGGGACCGGCCACATACGCGGCAGCGTCCACGGCATCCTCAGGCGTGGACGCGTGGGCCAGGAAGCGGCCGGTCACCTGGGGGACATAGGTGACCAGCCACCCCCCGACGTACGGCTGGGCTGCGAATACGGGAGCCGCGGTGGACCCGTCCGGCAACGTCACCACCAGAGTCGGAGTCACCGCGGCGGACCGGTACCCGGCGTCATCGAACGTCTCCACAGCCAGCGTCCACTGTTCCCCCGGCGCGAGCAGCGTGCCGAGGGAACTGATGAGCGCGAGCGTGGTCACGTTCTAATCCTTATCCCGTTCAACCCTGCGGCCGGTGATCGGATCGAGTGCCCATCCCTGTTGTTCGAGGTCGGACGCCATGCCGGCCGAGATGAACGGCACGTCGGCCAGCGTCTCGATACGCGCGGCCGACTCGTCCGGCGCGATGCCGACGCCCTGCAGCGAAGCGACGTCGGCCATGGTGACCGCCTTGCCCTTGTCCTTCGGTGCCTCGTACGGTTCCGGCGCCGGCAGGCTGGTCGGCGCATCCGGGTCCGGCGGGGTGACGCCGCCTTCCTGCGGGTCGATCGGATTGCCGTCCGCGTCCTGCAGGACGTCCGGATCCGGCGGGGTGACTTTCTTCGCAGTGGCCATGATCCCTCAGTTCAGGTGTGCGGACACGGTGTAGGTGATCGAGTTCGCGTTGCCGTGCGTGATGGTCACCCTAACCACGTTCGGCAGTGGCTCGTTCGCGGAGACGTTCGCGGTGACCGGCAGGCCGAGACCGATCCTGATCGTGTTGGTGGACACAGTCGCGATGGCCGCCGATGTGAGGATGTTGATGTACTTACCGGACGCGTTGTCCTTGCGGTCCAGCGCGATCGTGACCGACGGGGTGGACGTGATGGCCGTGGCGTCGAGCACGACCACCATCGACCGGAAACGCCGCGTGTTGACCTCGACGGCGGTAGGGGTGGCGGTACGCGCGGCGCTGGCGTAGATCTGCTGTTCCATGATCCCTCTTTCTCATCCGTCCTGTGTGGACAGGTACTAGGCGGGGTCGTACGCGAAACGCCGGACGCCGGTCAGGTCGGTGATGGCCAGGGCCTTGTAGCCCCAGATGCCGACGTGGATGTAACGCACCTCCACCTGGTCGAACGTCAGCCGTTGCGGGGCGGTTGCCCATCCGGAGACGTCCGCCCGGTCGAACAGGTAGCTGTTCGCCGAGACGGTGCCCGACGCGGCCAGCGCCCAGGTGGGCTGCCACGCGAGTCCACCGGTCTCCACGCTGCCGTACAGCGAGGTGGCCCGCCCGGCGGCGTTGGTCGGGCCGAGGATCGGCAGGAGCTTGCGACCATCTGCGTCGGTGGCGCCGATCAGCGCCTGGTAGAAGTCGACCTGCGCAAACGCATCCTGCATCCGGAACCCGCCGCGCACGAACTGGAGACCGGCCAACGCAGACTCGACGTAGCTGACGAGCGTGTCGTCCTGCGCCGCAGTCGGCACCGTGATGGTGGTCGGCGCGGCGGCTTCCAGCAGCGTCACCACCGACGCCTCAAGCGCTTCGAACCACGCACGCGTCATTTGCTTCCAGATCAGGCCGGACAGTTGCGGGTTGCCGCCCTGGTCCCATGCCTCGCGGGTGATCGACACCTTGCCGGACACGGCCGAGGGGGTGATCGTCTGCGCGGTCGCGGTGAACACGCCGAGCGACGGTTCCACGCCTTCGGCGTGCGCGGCCACCATGCCGGACGAGGTGTTGAATTTCGGCAACACGAACGGGGTCATGTCCGCGAGGGTGCCTTTGCTGACCGCGTCCCACAGAGGGGTCTTGTAGTCCTTCTGGTCCACGTACATGTCGGGCCTGTTGACCGACGGGTTCAGCGTGGCCGCGTCGGCCATGTCCGTATCGAACTGCGCGAACTGCTGACGCACGAACGTCTCGGCGCGAGTGAGCGCCTCGCGGTCCCCGTCGCGGAGACCTTTGATCATGTCCTGCGAGAAGTCGTGCGTACCCTTGGTGAGGTTGCCCTTCCGGTCGAACCGGTACGGCGCGGGTTCACGTACCTGCGCGCCACCCTGCGGGCGCGTCGGGTCCACGGTCGGCCGCTGCTCGATCGGCGCGCCGAGTCCGAGCAAGGCATTGCGCCCGTTCGGGGTGGCCAGGATCGCGCCGATCTGCTCCTGCGTGAGGCTGAACGCGGCAGCCTGAGGCTGCACGGGCTGCGCATTGGCCGCCGGCACACCGGCCATGGCCTGCAGCACGCCGGGCACGGCGAGCAGTCCCTGAAGCTGGTCGTTGGTGAGCTGGACGGGCGGGGTGGGTGGCGTCACGGTCTCCGTGGCGTCCGTCGTCGTGGTGTCGTCGTCAGCCACGGGAACCTCTCTACTGTCTCGACTTGCGGCCACACGCGTGACGCGCGCGCCGGTGAACGCTGGAAGCGCCAGCACGCTTGTCTCATACCAATCGGCGCCGCCCACGGCCACCAGCTGCACGCCCGGGTTCAACGGGTCCGGCGACCAGGTGTGGATGTCCACGCCCACCGAGAAGCCGTCACGCACCTGATCCTGCGCTTCCGCCAGGGTGCGATCACCGTCCGGTCCGCGCCCCACCCGGAAGCGGGCGAACATGCCGGCGGCACTGTCCTCGGCGTGCACCATCGGGCCCTGGGGCTGCGCGTTATCGTGGTCGCGGAGCAGCTTCACCCGCGACAGTTCGGCGTACACCAGGGAACCGGGCTGGAAACGCCAGCGCTGCCCGTTCTTCACGGCGATGGCGTCACGGCCGTACGGCACCACCACGCCCTCGATGATCCGGCGTTCGGCATCCACGGTGAACGTGGCGGCCGGTGTGTCGAACGACAGATGTAGATGATCGTCCGCGCCGGCCTGTACCGGCATGGACTCGGAACGGACCGGTTCCGGCGGGGCCGGCGGGGCAAGATCCAGTTTCTGCATCTCCGTCAACGGGGGCAACCGTTCTTCCGTGCGCATCTCGTCCGGGTGCAACCAACCGGCCAGTTTGGCCAACGAGTACACCTCGGCGCGTGTTTTGGGGTCGGCACGCAGGTAATCATCAAGATCAAAATAAACCCTGCGCCCACGCCTGGTCACGTCCGGCATGGACAGCCGGTCGGTGATCGCGGCCATGTACGGACTAAGCGTGTCGTTGATCCGGTCCTGACGTCGGTCCACGCCGTTCTGATAGGTCCGACTGGTGGTGGAGATACCGAGGTCTTCCGGATCGATACCGGCCGCATTGGCGATTGCGAGGTGCGCCTGTTTCTGCTGTTCAGCCAGTTGCATTTCAGCCGGAGTCGGCACGTCCACGGTGTTGTACTTGACCGCGGCCGGCACGTAACCGGTGACCCGCTTCTTACGCCACGCGGCCCAATCGTTGAGCAGCTGTTCGATGACCTTGTCGTCAGCCGGATCGGCGCCCTCGGAAGGACTGAAGAAATCCAGCGGCCGCGGATTGTCCGCGTACAGCGCCGACGTGGTGTCCAGCAGTACAGCGCTGCGAATCGCACGGCCAGCGGCAGTCAGTAGACCGGGGTTCGGCGAGTCGAACCGGATCACACGTTTCGCCGGAATCGGTCGGCCGTCGAAGTAGATCTCGGCGCCGCGCGGATCGTAGCCACCCGGCAGGTACGCGGGGGTGCGGCCGCCCGGCGGTTGCAGGCTCACACTGGAGTGATCCAGATGCCGGGCGTAAACGGGGTAGTCCGCCGAGTCCCACGCGGTGATCTCCCACCACGAGATGCCCTCGAACAGCAGATCCTCGACCGTCTGCGCCAATGTAACCACATTGGGCACATCCGGATCGATCTGCTCCAAAAGCGGCAAACGCTCCCGATTCCAGTCCAAATCGAACTGGATCAACGGAAGCGTGGCGATCGAACAGATGAGATTGCGCGCCCGCAGTACGGGTGCGACCGAGAGGGCTTCCGCCCGGCCGACCCTGGGGAGCAGTCCGGCGCCGGACATCTGGAGCAGAAGCTCAGCGATCGGACGAGGCGGGGTCTCCGCGGCGAACTGCTGGCGCACGGGGGCACCGGTCAGCGCCGACCATGCTTTCCGGATCATCCCCACACTGCGCAGGGTAACAGGTCAGGCCCCTAACTGGACGACGGTCCGATCAGACGTAGGCCGCCAACCGGAGCCGGCAGCGTCCTGGCCAGATGCACCGCGCCCGCCATCGCGTACACGGCGTCCACGTGGCCCTCATCCCCCCGTGCATACACCCACGTACCGGACGGACGCTCGTGCTTCTCGGCGCCGGCCACCTGATCGTCCAGCAGAGGATCACCCGAATGCAGGACCTGCCCGGCCAGGACGTCCTTGGCCAGACCCATGCAGACCGCGGCCATCTCCTGACTGATCGCCTCCACCGTCACCGACCGGGGCGGCCAGGACCGGCGTGCCTCACCCTGTTTGTTCCGATCGGCCAGCGCCGCGGCGGCCGCGGCCGCCGGCCCGTTAGGGAACCAACCGACGGCGCGTGGCTTGACCCTGTCCACCAGATCGGGTAGGTCGACCTGCATCGCAAACGCGGAGTCCCACGCGGCGACCGCCTCCACCCGCACCCGTCCGTCCGGCAAGGTGGCGGCAACCACCGCGGTAGCGTGCTTCCCGTCGAGCGAGACGTCCACGCACATCACGGCGCGGTGCCGGACCGCGGTCATCGTGTCCGGTTGCTTGCCGGCGCGCCACGCGGTCAGGTCGATAGCCGGCGCCAAGCGGGGAACCCGGATACACATCTTCTCGGTCTTGAACCCGGCCAGCGAGTCGCCACCCTTGGCTTTCGCGCGCCTGGCTTCGAGCAACAGATCCTCAAGATTGCGCCCGTAACCGACCCGCGGGTTGGCCTGGAGCAGCGCGTCCACGTCCTCCGGATCGGCATCCTCCGGCGCCGACCATTCCATCAGCCCGAGACGCCAGTCGTGTGGACACTCGCCGGCCTCAATCAGGTGCGCGGCGTTCTCGGCGCCCACCTGTTCCACCCATTTGATGTAGTCGAGAGCGGCGGCACGCAGGTCGTTGAGGACGATGCTCTTATCGTCGCCCGCGTTGCTCAATGCCCAGATCTGCGAACCCTCGTTGCTGGCCGCCGGGTCCATGGCGTTCCAGGCGGAGTAGTCGTGATGCTGGCGCAACTCGTCCGCTACCGCGCGGTCGATGGTCAGCGACCGCCCGCCTTCCTCGTTCGCCGCGGCGATCCGGTAGTGGGCGGCCTCATCCTCTGACCACATATCGGTCAAGTTGTTCCCGCGAACGAACCACCGCGGCTTGCCCATAAGGGCGACCAGCGGCGAGCGGCGCAGGAGATGTCGCGTCTTGTCCCAGGTGTCTTTCGCGTATTCGAGCTTGGTGGAGGTGCCGAGCACCAGCGGGTACTCGTCCACCAGCATCCAATATGGGGCGAGAACAACCGGTATTTCCGTTTTGCCGTTCTGCCGGGCCACGATCACCAGGACGATCCGGAAGCGCGGCCGCCCGTCCGGCAGCAATTCGCCACCGTGCTGAAGGGCGAATTCCTGCCAGGGCAGCATCGGACGACCAAGGGACCGCGCGGCGTACTCGGCCTGGTCAAACCCGACCGAACTCGCCGGAGTCAACTCACGGAGAGGTGGCGTCCACAGTCGGGGAGACGTGCAGCCGAGCAGCGCGCTTGGCCTTGAGTTCGTCGTGAGCGGCAAGTGCCGGATCGGCTGCACGGTTCGGCTCTCCACCCTTCACGGCGCGTCCGGCCAACGTGCAACCGAGCGATGTCAATGCTGCCAGCAGCTTAGGCCCCAGATCACCGGTCACGCTCTGTGCGGCGACCGCGGCTTCCAGCTTGACCAGGCGTCGCCGGCCGTCCGCATCCTCCGGATCCAATTCGCCCCACACGATCTCGGCTTCCTCGGCCAGTGACTGAGCGTGATCAATTAACTGTGCGTAACGGCGCACCAGGGCGGCGGCAGCCTGATCACGCGGAGTGAGCGGCGCGGCGGCCAGTGACGTCTCAGACGCTTCTGAGATTGACATGAGATCTTCCCGAAAATAGTCAAAGAATCTTGGCTGTAGGGCTTGACAAGGGAGGGAGGGGCCTG